TCCCGAAGATGCATATTTTGAATTAGAAGATGTATATGTGTGGAGAGGAAGAGTTCGAAAAAGATTTGGATATTCTCTAATAGGATCTGATGATCTCAATTCTCGATTGCGTATCAATTTAGGAAATACCGATGGATCGGGCAATATAAGTACCACCGTGCCAGGGACTATTTTTAAAGTAGGTCAAATGTTTTCCATTGGAACGGAAGTATTTACGGTTAATGTCACCGGCACTCCCGCGACGATGTTAGATACAGGGAGCGCTACCGTGGCTACCTATAATACTACGACTGGTGCCTTGGTTATTAATGGAGCCACAGCCGCTACGGCATGTTTCTTTTATCCTGCCGAGCCAGTTATGGGACTAAGAGTGCGCGAAGGAAGTTCCGTTAATACTGAAAATCTTATTGCCTTCGACACTCAATTTGCTTATGAGCGGAGTGGAGCGGGATGGATAAGACTAGGAACCGCGATATGGACGGGAGATAACGCGAATTTTTTCTGGAGCTCCAATTATAGAGGTGCAAATCCATATGAAACTTTTTTCTACACTGTCAATTTCGTTCCAGCCGATAATATAAAATACATTCCAGAAGGATCTTCCACATGGACCAATTTACGTCCTCAATTAAATAGTGGAGGCACTAACAGATTTTTAGAAACCTCTCGGATTCTTCTTCCTTTTAAAGATCGTCTAGTAGCGCTCAATACGGTAGAAGATGAGGGAGGTACGGACCGCACTTATCCTAATCGATGTCGTTTTTCTCAGAATGGAGATCCCACTAATGCAACCACCTCTTGGTTAGATGATACAGCAGGAAGAGGAGGATTTATAGATGCTCCTACGCAAGAACAAATTATCACAGCTGAATACATTAAAGACCGCTTAATCGTTTATTTTGAGAGGTCTACATGGGAACTTGTTTATACAGGGAATACTGCTCTTCCTTTTCGATGGCAGCAAATTAATAATGAATTAGGGTGTGAAAGTTCATTTTCGGTAGTGGGATTTGATAAAGCAGTATTAGGGGTAGGGAATGTGGGAGTACATAGTTGTAATGGGGTTAATGTTACGAGAATTGATGAAAAAATACCTGACGAAGTTTTTAAAATTCATAATGGCAATGATGGTCCTGAGCGCGTTTATGGTATACGGGATTATTATAATGAAGTTGTATATTGGTCTTTTCCTGACGATACTGATAACCCAACGTTTCCAACACGTATTTTCCTCTATAATTACCGCAATAATACATGGGCTTTCTTCAATGATTCCTTCACCTGTTTTGGATACTATCAAAAAGATTCTGACCTTACTTGGGCTACGATAGAAGATACTTATCCCACATGGGCAGAGTGGAATAATCCGTGGGGATCGCCTCTTTTTCAATCAGCTTTTCCAGATATAGTAGCGGGAAATCAAGAAGGGTTCGTCTTTGTTTTAGATAGTGGACTTTCGTCTAATTCTCAGTCTCTTTATATCACAGATATGACCCCGGGAACTTCGCGCCTTACTGTGATCGATCATAATCTCAAAGAAGAAGATTATATCCTCATTGATGAAGCACAAGGCATCACAAGTTTAAACGGTATCGTGGTTCAGGTGGCTCAAATCGTCGATGAAAATACGATAGCTATTGACACCGCTTTTACTGGCACCTATACCGGAGGAGGAAAACTTTCTCGAATTAGCAATCTCAAAATCCTCTCCAAGCAATTTAATCCGGGGACTCCTATAGGACAGCAATTTCGAGTTCCTTATATGGATTTTCTGCTTAACAGAACCACAGACGGCGAAGTATCTCTAAACTACCTGATCGACACCGCATCCGGCGACTCAATACAAGATCAAGTTGGGATCGATGTATTGCTCGGTAATAATACTCTATATACACGAGTTGAAGATACACAATCCTTCCAAGTCAATCAGCAACAAATTTGGCATCGATATTATATTCAAGCTCAATCCCAATTTCTTCAGTTATTAATTTTCATGGACGATACTCAAATGAGAGATTTGGAAATCTCTAGGTCGGATTTTGAACTGCATGCCATGATTTTTTATGCAGAACCCCAAGGAAGGATTATAGGATAATGAGTAGTTCTTTACCAGGAAATCCAAACAATTTCATCCCTGAAACCTATATTTTTCCTGAAGATAACTTCGAAGAATATGATGTGAAGTTGCGCCAATACCTCAATAATATTGCAGCAGCTGTCAATACCAAAGATAGTGGTCTGTATACGGACGAAGAAGTAGTAACAGGTCAACAATTTCTTCCTACCTTTTCTACGACTACAGCTGGAAATTTAAATTATCGTAATGTTTACCGCAAAGTTATTGATTTTGGAGCCCTTCCCAATGCTGGGACTAAGAATGTAAACCATGGGATTTCAACCACCGAAGATTTTTCTATTGTTAGACTCTATGCCACAGCTACAGACCCGGGAGCTACTACTCTTCAAGCGGCGATTCCAATTCCTTATGTTAATGTGGCTGCTCCTGCCGACGGCGTACAGTTAGCCATGGGGGCTAATGTTGTAGCTATTACTACCACTACGGCAAATTATACGATTTATACGCGGTGTTTTGTAGTTGTGGAATATATAAAAGTGTTGTAAAAGAAAATTTAGAATAAGAGGTAATTATGGCATTTATGGATTTCTTATTTGGAAAAAGTTCCAAAACAAAAAATAAGCCTATTTACAATCCCCAGCAAGAAAACCTTCTCAATCAAATTCTAGGAGGAATTCAGGGTCCTTTAGGAAGCGGAGTGCAGAATCTTCAAAATATTTTAGGAGGAGATTCTTCTACCTTCGATGCTTTTCAGCGTCCTGCTCGCCGCGATTTTGAACAACAAACCCTTCCCACTATTGCCGAAAGATTTACTGGGGAATTTGGTGAGGGGTCTCAACGTTCGTCCGCATTCGGCCAAGCTCTGGGAACAGCAGGAAGAGAACTCGAGGAAAATTTATTTTCTCAACGCCTAGGAATGCAGGGAGATGCATTGTCTCAACTTTTACAGTTGCTCGGTCCCGCTTTATCTCCGCGCCGATATCAGTATACTCGTCCTCGAGAACCTGGATTTATAGAAAATGTAGGAGTAGGAGCAGCTCAAGGTTTAGCGCAAGCCCTACCCTTTTTACTTTAAGAGGCAGAAATGACCATTTATACAACCCCTGAATCATTTGAGGATTTAACCCCTTCAGTAGGACAAAGATTTGGAGGAGCTATAGGACAAGGATTAAGTTCGGGTCTTCAACTCCTTGCACAAGATAAATTGGAAAAAATGAAGCATGATCGTCTTCAAACTCTTCTAGGAGAATTAGGAGGAGGACAAGGGAGAAGTATGCAAGAAGTAGAAGCTACACCTTCCCTTCCTCAAGGAGGTATTTCAGATGAAGCTATTTTAGCCATTGGATCGCAGGACCCTAACTTAGGTCGCCTTTTACAATCTCAAAAAGAATCTAAATCCAAAGATACCGCGTCTCGGTTTAAAGAAACGAAAGAAGTAAGGAAAGAAATTCTTCAGCAATCCAAGTCGGCGCGCGAAAATGATCAAAGATTAGGGCGAATGCAGCAACTTAACGACTCGGGAAAGCTCGTGACCGGGTTATACAATACCGCTCTTCAAAAACTGGGACTCGATTTTGCAGCTCTTAAGAATCCGGACTCCCAAGAATTTGATAAACTTTCCACCGACTTTCTTCGTAACGCAAAAGAAATATTTGGAGCCCGCGTTACTAACTTTGAAATGGACAAATTTTTAAAATCCATTCCTACTCTTTCTCAAACCAAAGAAGGAAGGGATAGGGTGATTCGTAATCTACAACTATTTAATAGAGGAGCGCAGATTCGACTGGAAGGAATGCAAGATGTAATCCAAGAGAATGGAGGGGTTCCTCCCTATGATTTAGGAGAACAGATAGAAGCCAAAATCGGTCCTCAGCTCGATACCCTTACTCAAGAATTTATTGCGGGTCCCCAAACGGTAGATGTATCGGAAGAGTTATTTGACTCTTTACCATCAGCTTCTGATTTTAAAGGTCGAGTCGTAGAAGATATTCGAACAGGTAAAAGATACCGTTCGGATGGGAAAAAATGGAAGGTTCAAAAATAATGGCTTTTCGGTTGGTAGAAGAAGAAGAGACTTTTCCTTCCTTAATGGAAGAACAGAAAGAAACAATTCCTCAGGAAATAGGGCGGCATGCCGCACGATCGGGGGCACGAGCCGGTGAATCTCTTTTGGGACTTCCGGGAGATATTTTTGGATTAGCACGTAGTTTAGCTGGAAAAGCAGCCGGTGCGTTAGGCGTTCCGGAAGAAACTATTTCGAAAAGTGAAGATTTAGCCCGTTTACTAACTCCATTTGGTAATCTTCCTACTTCTACTGAAATTCGAGAAACCATCACGGAGCCGCTGACGGGAGAATATTTAGAACCCCGAGGGAAAGGAGAAGCTATTGCCGATGATATAGTATCCGATGCGGCCACTCTATTGGTGCCGGTGAAAGGAGCGAAAGGATTGAGATCAGGAAAACATATTCTTAGAGCCTTAGGAATCTCAGCGGGAGCTAATTCAGCTTCCGAAATAGCAGGTGCACTGGGAGCTGGGGAAAAAGGACAAACTGCTACTAAATTAGGTTCGATGATGCTTCTGGGAGCCTTGGGGAAAGGGAGACCCAGAGCCTATGTCTCCTCATTATATGACGAAGTAGAAGCTTCCTTAAAAGGAGCCCCTAAAGTAGGAGCGAAAGATCTTTCATCTAAACTTAATACTCTCAAAAGTAGTCTTAAAAAAGGATTGGATGCCCCTTCAGAAAAAGCGGTACTGGATAAGATTAACAAACTTGAAGGAAAAATTAAAAAAGGACAAATCGGCGTAGATGAACTGTGGGCTTCTAAAAGAAGTTTAAATGAGGAAATGCAAAAAGTTTTAGGAGAAACACGAGGAAAAGCTAATCAAGCGCGTGCTCGGAAACTTTTTGGAAAGCTTTCTAAAGATCTAAAATCCGAATTAGAAACCTATGGAAAAGAAAACCCCGAGTTTGGAAAAGCCTTTCAGGAGGCGGAAGAAGCTTTTGGGGCTTTAGCTCAAAGTGAAGTGATAGGAAGGTTCATTGGCAAACATGCCAACAAAAAAATTATGTCTCCTGTTCTTTATGGATTAACTACAGCACTTGCTAAAGGAGCTCCTAAAGCCGCATTAACCACAGCAGCAGGAGCCGGTATCTACAAAGGAGGACAGGTACTCTATAGGATAGCGAAATCCCCTTCTCTGAGAAAACATTATGGAGATGTTCTCAAAGCTGCCTCCCAAGAAAATGCTCCAGCAATGAATAGGGCTTTAAAAAAATTAGATGAAGCTCTTCAAAAAGAAGATAAATCAGAAGAAAGCGGACGTTTTAGATTGATTGAGGAAGAAGAAATAGAATCTTAGTCATCCCAATAAAATTCGTTCGAGTTCATTTCACACCAGTTATCGCATTCTGAGTTTGTTAACCACGCAACTATTAAACATGATAAAATAATCCATCCAGAAATATAAATAACCATTACTTCTTTCTCTCTATTTTAATATGTGAATCTTCTCCTTTTTCAATCTTTTGAACTTTCTCGATTAAAATTCTATTCACAAAGACTCCTAAAGGAGTATTAGTAAAGGCGGAATAAGCTTTAATTTTTGCTTTCAACTCTTCTGAAATATTTATTGTTAATCTTTTAGTCTTAGGTCCATGCATTTCTGTTTTCCTGCTTTTCTGTATAATACCATAGAAAATGAATTAAGGTCAC